CTATAATTTACTTTCAACGCAAGAGAAGTTCCCGCAACTTTCTGTGGAGATAAATTAGTTGGAGGATTTTCACTATTACATCTCATTACAGTTTTTCCTTCATCACCAGAACCAAATCCAGTAAAACTTCCAAAAGATCCCCAGTTCTCTGGTCCAGCTAACTCAACTCCATCTTTTGTCCATCTACTAATACCAACTCGCATTCTGTCAATTTCACCATCATCAAATCTAGATCCAGCAATCGCAGGTGCTTGGTCAAAAGCAGCATAGTTAAACGTTCCGGTAATATTATCGTATGGAATAACACCTTTTCCTGGCTGTCTTGCCCCAGGACCCGCAGCACCAGTTCCCATTGCTCCACTAAGTGATTCAAAAATACCACTATGACTATGACCTCTAATATGCGTATGTCCCAATTTTCGACCACCAATAAAAATAGACTTTTCGCCTTCACCGTCAATAATTTTATTGCCAGCAATATTACCACTATATCCATTTCTCTCATTTAATGAGAAAATGACATCAGTGTTTACATTGTTCCAGGAGACATTGATACCATTATCTGTATTTGTTCCAATATATGGTTTAATTAAATTACCAGCAAAGGGATCATTATCTCTAACATCAGTTAAAGAACCAAAATAAGATTCTTCAATATCCATTAACATTTTACCACTAACCAAATTTGGAAGAGTAAAGTTACCGGTATATGCTGGAAATCCTCCCCCCAAGTTCCCGTCGGATCCGCCATTATAACTATCCCCAATTGTTTGTACAAGTAGAGGATATTCATTTGCTGGTGGTTGAGATCCATCGCAAATAATCCAACCTTTTGGTATATTACTGACAGCTCCAGTCCATGGCATAATGGTGCCAATGACGGCACCTTTCATGGTTCTTGTTTCTTGATAAAAAGGCATCTCTTATACGTCCATTAAGTACCAACCGGCAAGGGCACCAGCACCAGCTGCTCCAGCAATTCCGCTTTGTCCAGCATATACCAGTCCAAATGCAGCATTAGGTGTTTGTACAATTAATTCACCCCCGTTCCAACCAGCAGTCTCAGTAGGTTGAATACCCGATAATAGTGCTTGTCCTGTATTTGATACTTCTTTCTGAACTTTAGCATTGTCAGGTGCTCTAACAACCATGGTTTGATTATATGTAAGACTACCACTTATATCTATAATACGAATCATATCACCCATTTGAGGATTGGGAGGTAATCTCAAAAGAGTATTACCACTACAGTTAACAAAGTAATTAACATTAGCGTCTAAAGTTACTGCAGTATCACCAATATACTCCCACTTACGACCACCACTACTGGTGATGTAATTGTCAATTTGAGCAACTCTTAATGCTCCATTATCTGAAACTTGGAAGATGCTATTACCATCTGTGTTTGTAATTTCAAACTTAGAATCAATTGCCGTTCTACCAACTCCTTCTTGGAACTCAAGGTTGATTCCACCGTCAATATCAAGTGATCCACCAAAAGTAGAAACACCTGTACCTAAAGCAGAGAACGAACCATATACAGTAAAGTCTCCAGAAGAGTTATCAAATGTCAAGCGTGGACTAGTGCCATCAGTTCCAAAGAAGTTCATGTCACCACCGTTGATCGTTAGATCGCCAGTTGCGGTATCAACTTCTAGAGTTGTTCTGATTGGAGTTCCAGTAGCACCACCGTTAGTGATAGTGAAGAATTGCTGATTCTCAATCGTAGAACCATTAATCGTTAGTGTATTTTCTGTGGTTAGAGTTCCTTCAACAAAAGTATTACCAGTTACAGAATTAACAGTAAACTTATTAAATCCAATACCAGCAGCAATATCTCCAAGAATATATGTGTCACCAGTTGTAGACTCAACCCTGAATGTATCAGATGCAGGATCACCACCATCATTAACAATTAGTGATTGTGGTGAAGTAGAAACTAAATCAACAACAGAAACAAATTCATTCTGTGATAGTCTCAAGAAATCAGCAGTTGATAATGTTCCACCAAATTCAGCAATACCAATTCTTACATTACCGGATCCATTTCCAATACCAGATATTGGTTCATCTATTTGACCATCACTATTAAGGTCAGAACCAGTAATGTATGAAGCATTTGCTTGCTTATCAAGAATAGCAATTACACAACCATCTGGGTGATTTGTATAAGTTCCTGTTCCTTCCTGTCCTCTATTAACAATTAATCTGTATCCATTTGGATCAGCAGGATTAGCAACGTTAGCAATACCAGTGATTCTAACAATTTCACTTTCTGCTTCAGTTCTTAATCCAGTTAAGATATTTGCTCCGCTGCCAACACTATCAGGAGAAAATGCACTACCACGATCAAGAAGAAGTAGTTGACCAACTTGGAAGTCAACAATAGAAGGAGTACTAATTGGTAAGTAATAGTTATTGCCAGTAGAGTTAGTTCCATTTACTTGGAACGTAAGATCTCCACCGCCACCACCACCTAACTGAGCATCAGTAATGGTGATTGTTTCATCATTAGCATATCCTTCACCAGGACTATCAATTGAAATATCAATTGTCTTGTCAAATCTAACAAGAACGGTAAATGATGCTCCTTCACCAGCACCATCAGAAGTTCCCTCAAGGAAAGCATAGTTTCCAGGAGTTCTATTTGCTTCACCATTATTAACAATATTATCAATAGCAGCGATTTGTCCACCAGCAACCAAGAATGTGTTTGATCCCCAAGCAGAAACACCAGCAGTATCAATTACTCTTCCAGTAGTTACATACTTATAGAAGTCGATATTTGGATTGTCAACTCCACCAACTTGATGTCCTACTCTAGTAGTACCAAATCTACCTCTTCCAATCTCAATAATACCAGCATTTAAACCACCGTCTAATCTAATATTACCTTCAACAATTGCCGAAGCAAGAACATTTAAAGTATTTCTAATGGTGGTAGTACCACCGCTAGATCCCATCTGTAACGTGGTTGCGTTTGTTGCGAAGTTAATAGTATTTGTTTGGTCGCCATCAAATAGATTAGCAACTCTTGTTTGTGTAAACAATCTAGAGCTACTAGTTCCAGCACCATATCCAGTACCAATCTCAAGGTTACCAGAAAGTCCTGTGTAGAAAGTTCCAATCTTGAAATATGAAGCAGTATCTGACTGTGTTGCCCATGCTCCACCCATAGTGATATTACATGTAGAAGTTACATCATTAGTAACTGTAGCAATATCTACTGTCGATGAAGATGTATTTCTGTGGATCTTAATCGTTCCATTACTTACAACCTCGCCTACTAATAAAGTCTGATTTCCAGTAGCATTACCAATATTAATTGACTGAGTAACACTGGAGTTGTTCAACAGATTAAGAATCTGACCTTCACCAGCCCAGTTTAGAATATTAGCATTCTGATTGATGAAGTTGAATGCATTGTTTGTAGTTGTAAGGTCACCATCATTAACTTCAAGATCACCTGTAACCTCTAGATTCTCATGAATCCTAGCATCACCAACGACAACAAATGTCTTATCAAGACTCTTGTATGGGTTGATTGTATCGTTAACCGCAGTGTTAATACCAACTCTACCATTATTGGTAGTCATCACTCTGAACGTAGCATTATCACTTGGATTGTCACTATCGCCACCAACCAAGAAGGCATCGTCCTGATTAGTTTCAGTCTTGATTGTAGATGACTCAGTTAAGTAAGAATTGATTGTCTTACCACTAATGAATGTTGTTCCAACAATGTCTAAGTTAGCTCTTGGTAGAACTTGATCAGAACTAAATGCGTCTAAGCAATCATCATGTGAAGATCTAGCAACAGTATTAATACCTAATTTGTAGTCACCAATAGTTTCTGTGTTAGCACGTAATACTTCAGCACCAACTAATCCATATTCTTTCCAACTAGAATTAGAGAAGTCAACTGCTGGTACTGGTACACCAGGAGCAACATCAGTAATACCACCAGCACCTTTCCAAGAAACAGTTGCGATATTAATATTATTATAAATTTGGAAATGTACGTAGTTATTGGTAGAATTAAACGCATCGCCATTAGGACTAAAGACTGTCCAAGTAGAGTTAAATCTAGAATCTGGATAATCTCTGAATCTAATTTGTGATTCGTTAGTAATTCCAATACCGGCATTGGTAACGTCTACACCAAACTCATCTTTAAAAGTAAGTTTAACTACGTTTGTACCATCAAATTCAATACTAAAGATATTGTTAGTAGGAATCTGTGCGAAGTAGTTTGCATAAACCCAACCCAAAGAACCAGTTCTTCCAACTTGCTTTCCTTTTAGGAGGATATCACCAGATTTAGCAGCAACACCACTATAATCTACGAATTGAGGAGAAAGTAATCTACTACCACCAGACGAAACTAAAGCAGAGTTGTTTGGTGTGATATTAGAAGGAACACCAGAAGTAATATGAGTCTGAATTTGATAATTCTGACCCATTCCTCT